TTTGCCGTGGCTCCTCCTACAGATTGCTGTAGGACCATCCTTCGCACGCGGTTTTGATAGGCTGCGTGGAATTGGAGTTCCTGGCCATGTCACGAAGAGATCGAGTATCGAATAACTTCCGTGAGGAAGTTGTCGGCCGTTTCTATGATAATGGATATTATCAAGAAATGAACGACTTACCGGTGATGACCTGGTATCGACAAATTGTCGATTACCCAAATGAAGGTCACGTCGGCTGGAATCACCTCCCTGGTTACAGGGATGTGAAGCCTGTTCAGTACCTCGATTTCCATGCAACCGATGCATGGTGGGTTAATTGGATCGGTCACCTTGACAAACTGGTTATTATGTTCCCAGCTGTCAGGAGACCTCTCTACCCGACTTTCGTGACTGGTTGTGTCCCACTTGTCCCGGATGACGTCATCGACGAGTTTTCCTTTCAATGTTTTCTTGATTGGGATACTCAGATCAAAGAGGATTTTCAACCTTTTGACTTCCTCTCTGGTCTCACTGAGATCAAGAATTTGATTCCTAAACTCAGTGGTTCGTTGACGAAAGATGTAGCGTCCGGCTATCTTGGTTACGAATTTGGGTGGAAGAATTTCGCCCAAGATCTTAACCATCTAGCCTCCTTACTTTCAATTGTTCAAGGAAAGCTTCAAGCTCTCCGTGACTCTTGGGGTAAGGAACAGAGGCTCGCAAAGGAGAAAGTCCTCGACTGGGTTCAACCCGATCAGCAGGACGAACTCTTTTATGAGCCCCGGCCAGCCTATGGCTGGCGCTACAAGCTCTCAAAGTACCGAGCCGTTATTCATTGTGGTTGCTATCGCTTCCACAAGCTTAAAGACTTGGACTCTACTTTGAGCTTTATCCGGGCAGCGTTCACTGACCTGGGGTTGGGAAATCCACTCAAAGCTATCTGGGATGCTATCCCCTTTAGCTTTGTTGTGAATTGGTTCTCAACCGTCGGACAGTTATTTGACCAGCAGCGTGTGCGTCATTTGTTCGAAGGTGTTTGGGAGATTCGTCACCCTTGCACCTCTGTACGTATTGACGCAGTTATCGCATGCAGTCAAGAAAATCTCAACCACGGCGTGTTTATCATGCCGAATCAGGTTTATCCTGCTGGTGAGATTTTCGTGAAACGCTATGTGAGAATTCCAGGGATTTCAACCGCCAAGATCAAATCTAGGATCTTGGACCTATCGCCCAAACAGCTTTTACTCTTGTTAGCTCTGGGCGCCCAAAAGGGTGCCTAATGCCTAGGTATACCTAGGTATCAAGAGAGTGCAAAGTACAAGCCATGAAGTGATACACACTTTGTGTATTACGAAAGTGAGGATCCTCTCATGTTCGCTGATACCCTGACCCTCAAGAATTTGGCCGGAGCGGATCGTACCTTCAAACTGCGAAAGCAGGATGGTACTGGTACGGAACGCATCGATGCTGCGAGCTCGCAGTCAGAACCAATCTTGATGGTTATCAAGCATTCGGTTCAGGGCAGCGGTCCCTCGGCTATCGACCAGCATCTTGTTCAGTTTAGTAGAACCAAGCTGAACTCGACTACTGGAAAGTTGGTCACGGCGCGCATAAATCTCACGATTTATGTTCCCCGCGATTCAACTATCACGGTCGCTAACGTCGAAGACGATCTTTCGAGCATGCTCCGGTTTATTTCCGGTGCAGGCTTCGATCCGACCGCCGACTACGCTAGCACGACGTATTCCGGTCTTACCATTGGCGAAGCGTAAGCTTCCTCTTGGTAGGTCGAACCGTCGTAAATCAAGGTCTCCAGCATTGCTGGCAGCGCAACACGAGCGGACTGGAAGGGCCTCCACAAAATGGACACCCGTAACAGCCAGCTCGAGTTCTACCTCGACCTCGCGGTTTGTACGGTTTCTCAAAATCCACGTGGCTTATCATCTGCGAAGGATCTCGCTATGGACCTTAGGACTTTACGTTCTAGAGCTCATAGCGAGGGGCTTTCCTTCCTTACCAAAACCCTACCAGTTCTTGGTAGAGCTTTTGATAAGGGTCTTGAGAGCGGCACCCTCCACCTGCCCCGTGCTTTCAAAAGAGAGCGCGGGTCAGTAAATAGGCCTGCTTTTATGCAGGCGTATTTTCGGGTGGTCTTCGACGATGATGGGCATCTTCTGGACAATCCTGACGTATTTGCGATTAAGCACATACGTCAGACCATGTTTATGTTCTATAAATTGGCTGTCCCGTTTTCTCGCGACGCGGAGGAGAGAGTAATCTCTTCCTTCGTGTCAACGGAACTCGAGCTCCAAAGTTTCTCGGTTCCAATTAGCGATGTCAATGACCTCGCTAGTTGGATTATCGAGGATATCTTTTCGGATTTCGATCCTAAAGATATCAGACCTAAACATGGTCCAGGAGCAGTCGCTACCGGTGAAAGGTTAGATCAGAAGTGGACCTTTTCAAGGTACTATTCAGATCTTCACCGGGAGTATCCGTTCTCACAATTCATGAGAACGAATTTTGACCACACACTTGACTCTTGGGACGAAATGGACTCTTTGGAGCGTCACGAAAGTGGCGTTGCAAAAGTCGTTTTAGTCCCAAAGGATTCCAGAGGACCCAGGTTGATCTCTTGTGAACCCCTCGAATATCAATTTATTCAACAGGGTTTGGGTCGTAAGATAGTGGACTGGTTGGAGAACCATCCACTAACTTCCGGCAGGGTCAACTTTTCGTCTCAGCAGATCAATCGTGATTTGGCTTTGATTTCCAGTGTGGATAAAAGCTATTCCACCTTAGATCTCAAGGACGCCTCTGACCGAAATTCTCTTGATCTCATGCGGTATCTCTTCTCTTCGAGAATTGATATCATACGATGTCTTGAGAGTTGTCGGACGACTGCTACACGACTCCCGGATGGGAGTGTAGTTCCCTTAAAGAAATTTGCTCCAATGGGATCAGCTTGTTGCTTTCCTATTGAAGCGATTTCCTTTTGGGCTATTTGTGTAGCTGCGAGATGTGTGGCCGAAAGGCTGACCGTTTCGGACGTGGCGGCTTCGACATTTGTGTATGGTGATGATATTATCATTCCCACACATAGTGCCGAGGTCGTTATACAGGCTTTATCTAGCGCTGGCTTGATTGTCAACGTAGATAAGTCCTGTATCATAGGTAACTTTCGTGAGTCATGTGGCATGGATGCCTTTGCAGGTATCGAAGTCACTCCGACTCGCGTAAGGACCCTATGGAGCGACCTAGCGTCGGATGGGAGCGCATACACCTCCTATGCCTCTTACATGAATAACCTTTTCATGAAGGGGTATGAGAAATGTTTTGATTTTCTGAAGAGAGCTTTAGAACGTGTCTACGGTGTTATGCCGTTCGGCACTGCCGAAAGCCCTTTTCCGAACATCAATATACCTTGTCCTTGTGCGGCAGACGGGTTAAATTCCCTTTTGCCTATCAAGTATAGGTATAATGCTTCTCTTCAAAGAGACGAATTCAGGGTTCGATTTGTCCCTCCTTCGAGGGTACAAACTGAATTAGACTCTTGGGAGAGACTTCTCCGCAATTTGCTAAGCGGAGAACTCGTCGATCCGACAACCGTCGTTTTGCCATATTCGACGCGAATCAAATATGGTTGGAAGAGCGTGTAGTAATACACGTCCTTAAAGAGTTAGCAGACACGC